GCGACTTCAGGTCGTGTCGCCGTCGCTGGGATCTCGGCGTTAACAAATGCCTGGTGCACAAGTCACGGGTACCCTGGAACCTGATCTTCGGCGAGGCGATTCACAAAGGTTTAGAGGCATACTACAAAAACAACAATCGTCAGGTAGCGAGAGCAAAGGCAGCGTTTACGCGCCAGTGGAAAGTTGAACTCTCTAACCTCATGGATGTCTATGGTACGCTATTCGGTCATGGGATTGAGGACGAATGGCAGATGTATCAGGACAAGGGCATCCAGATGCTCACCTACTACGATTTCTATGACCAAAAGTTTCCATTCTGGGATGACGTTCTAGAGGTAAACATCGAAGAAAGAGCGTTTGTCGATATTCTTGATCTCGATGGCGAGCGTTTGCCAGGATTGCCTCTTCTCTCTGGACGTATCGATTTGGTAGTCAAGAAAGACAAAGGCATCTGGATCGTTGACCACAAGACAGCAGCAAATGCCTATCAGGCACGTGCGCTAGATGTTGACGACCAGTTGACTGGATACGCATACGTTTACTGGAGATTGTCAGGTGAAGTACCTCGTGGCGTTATCTACAATGCGCTCATCAAGGAACCTCCACGCCCTCCCAAGGTTCTAAATAGTGGCGAGTTGTCGAAAGACAAAAGTCAGAGAACGACTTACGACCTCTACCTTACAGCAATCAAAGAGAATGGATTGGAACGTGCTGACTACACTGAAATGCTCGAGTTCCTCTTTGATAAAGGATGGTCGCAATTCTTTCTCCGCGATGCCATGGAAAGAAACATCGAGGAACTAGAGTCGTTCGAAAAGAGATTGCGCTACGAGTACACAGACATGGTGCGAGCAATAGAGGATCCTGCGTATATGTACCCGAATCCTTCACAATCCAATTGCTCGTGGTGTGGGTACGTGGCAATTTGCCAGGCAATGGAAGAGCAAGGAGATGTCGAGAATGTTATAGAGGAGGGGTATGAGGTAATTCCGCCAAGGATCCAAATTCCCAAGCGTGTGTTGTCAGAGAAATGGGAAGGAGTGTAATGCCACCGACTCCAAAGAAAGTCGACGTTCCAGAGGAGCATGAGAACGAGTCACCAGAATGGAAAAGCAACTATCAGCACGCAATCGACAGAGGTAACTCACCAAAAGCAGCAGCAATCTATGCTACCAATGTGAGTCATCCAGACGATAGCGACAAGTAGTGGCACGACCTCGCAAAGCAAACGGGTCAACTCGCCGGATTAAAGCATTGTTCTTCGGAGCACCCAATGCCGGCAAGACGCGGTTGCTTGGTACAGCGGCGTTGGATGAGCGCACAGCACCTATTGCAATCGGCGACTTTGATGGAGGCGGAGAGGACACGCTAGAAGGATTGCCAGGCGAGGGAACAGATTGGGTGAGGATTCCTCTTACTGACTGGCCAGATGACTTCAATAACTTCTACGAGCGTGTGCGCGACAACGACGAAGGTTTCAGGTCAATAGCAGTTGACTCGTTGTCAGAGGTACACATTCTCATGCTGATGAATTGTCTCAACGATGGGCGCCCAAGTAGAGAGAAAGAACCAGATTTGATTCAGGAGGGTGACTACGGAACAGCAATGGTACAATTGCGCAGGTTTACTAGATACCTAAAGGATCTGCCAGTGCACGTGTTCTACACTTCCCATCAGAGAGATGCGATATATCCAAAGGAAGGTTCGGTCATCATTCCATCGATGGCGGGTAAAGCAGCAGTAGAGATCCCAGGTCTCATGTCAGTAGTCGGATATCTCACCATGATGGAGAACGGAAACGGCGACGTAGAAAGGGTGATGCTCCTACAGAATTATGCTAAGATTCGTACGAAGGTCCGCACACCGTGGGGCGTCGAGGCACCAGATGAAATAGTCGATCCCACGATGACCAAACTGTTTGACACCCTGCATATCAAGTGATTCGGAGGATTAAGATGGGTAAAGTAACGGTCGACTTTTCGGATGTCAAAGATTTCGAAGCGTTGCCGAAAGGCGAGTACGAGTGCGTTATCAGCGAGGCAAAGATGGTGTGGCCAGATTCAGAGGACAAGTACCCATACGTGCAGTTGACTCTGAAGGTCACAGATGCAGGTGACTTCAATGACCGGATGCTGTGGGCACGTTGGAGTCACTCACCCAAGGCGCTGTTCCGCATGAGGAATGATCTGGCAAACCTTGGGTTCCCAGTAGATGAGATCGATTTCGAGTACGACGAGGACTCGGATCTCATTACTTCACCTGAACTCGTTGGGTTGCCTGTCGTTGCTACAGTTACGCAGCGTGAGTATCAAGGCAACATGCAGAATGATGTCCAGGTTCTGCGTGCTGCTGACAGTGCGAAGATCGGACAGAAGACAACCGGACGCAAGGCACCTGCAACAGCAGCAAAGAAGCGCAGTTTCAAGTGAAAGAGAAACCTCGCTTCTTGGATTCAGAAAATCCTGATTGGGAAGGGGGCGCTGAACTCAGCGCTCTCACCCATCAGGGTGCATCTGGGTATCAAGGTCTAGAAAGAATTAACACCAAATGCACAATGGTAGAATTCTGGTCAGATGAAGTAACAGCAGTTTGTCCAGTCACGGGACAACCTGATCTTTACAGCGTGCTGATTACTATTTTCGGAGGAGTTAGTATCGAAAGCAAGTCGCTTAAAATCTACTTCGTGACCCTTCGGGGGCAAGGCATCTTCTGTGAGGACCTCAGCAGGAAAATCAAGGAAGATGTGCTAGAGTGTGTAGGCGCACCTGAAGATGCTGTTAGTGTAACAGTAACGCAAAAAGCAAGAGGCGGAATCCAGATCAAGGCACAGTCATGATTTCGATAACTGTAGAGAATACAATTGATGCTGGTCACCGCATCCTCGGGCATAAGGGCAAGTGTGCGCGATTGCACGGACACACCTATCGGATTCAAGTCGAGGCAGTAGCAAAAGAACTGCAAGGCCCAGGGTTCGTGGTCGACTTTGGAGACATCAAGGACCTCATCAATCAGTGGGATCACTTCATGCTTCTTTGGGATCAGGATCCAATCATCCAAAGGTTGCAAACCCAAGACGGAGTTGTACTTCTGCCATTCAATCCAACAGCAGAAAACATGGCAGCCTTTCTTGCTGATAGAATCTTCAAGATGGCAGAGACAATGGTGTGGGTTCAGGTGAAGGTATGGGAAACTCCAAAAGCATATGCCAGTAGAGAGAGAAGCATTGGACAAGAAATTTAGAGTATCAGAAATCTTCGGGCCGACAATTCAGGGCGAGGGACGGCATGCTGGCACTCCTTGTTATTTTATCCGTTTTGGTGGGTGTGATTTTAGGTGCAGGTGGTGCGACACTCCTTTCGCTGTACTACCAGAGGAGGTAAGCAAACTTCCGCAATTGCACTCAACAGATATTCTCCACAAGATCTACCAACTTCCAGGGTCACCTGACTGGATTGTGCTAAGTGGTGGGAACCCTGGATTGCTCGATCTGAGACACCTGATTGACCGTCTCCACAATCGCGGATACAAAGTCATGATGGAGACACAGGGCAGCACCTGGCGAGATTGGTACGTGGATCTAGAGGAGTTGTGCTTCTCTCCAAAACCACCTTCATCTGGAATGGACGATCAGACCTTCCCTCGTGTAATAGAAAAATGGGAATACTGGAATCCGCACACCTGGCAGAAAGCATATCTGAAAATCGTAGTGTTCGATGAGTATGACTACGAGTGGGCAAAAGAGATGCGCGACCAATTTTCTAGATATGACTTCTTCCTTTCTGTTGGCAATGAGGACCCGTGGTTGCCCACTGTTAGTAATCCAAATGTGAATCCTTCACTTGCAGATCCTGGCGCCACCCAGAGAGTTGTGCTAGAGAAAACACGCTGGTTGTTCGAGAAAGTTGCTAGTGATCCAGATATGTCTGACGTGCGCGTGATGCCTCAACTCCACACACTTGCATGGGGGAATGCTCGTGGACGATAGATACGAAACATCAGGAGGAGCAAGACCTCTTATTTACAGTATGACAGATCTCGCTGATGAACTTTTGCTCTTCTTCGGAATGGAAGACGCTGAACTTCGTGAGGCGACTGCAAATAGATACTGCGATGCCCTTAACGACTTAACGGCAGGATACCGCGACGACGGATCGTGGTGGAAGACGTTTGATGCAGAGGATGCTGACCAGATGGTCATCCAGCACAACATCCCGCTTTTCTCTCTGTGCGAACACCACATCCTGCCAATCGTCGGATTTGCCCATATCGGATACATACCGAAGGAAGTGATTTGTGGCCTCAGCAAACTTAAGCGCGTGGTCGACCTCTACGCTAAACGTTTTCAGGTGCAGGAACGACTTACAAAGCAGATCGCTGACTTTCTGGAGGAACGTCTACAACCTCGAGGAGTTATCGTCGTGGTAGAAGCAGAACACTTCTGCATGACCATGCGGGGAGTTCAGACACCAGGAACCTTGACGACGACATCTGCTGTAACTGGCGACTTCCTCACGCCTGGCGAAGGGTCACGTGAGGAGTTCATGGCGTTGCTACAAAGGAGAGTGAGATGACAGAAAACGCATATCCGGAAGCGCGTGCAGCAGTAGCATCGTTGTGCGGATTGTTTCTGCGACGACTACAAGACATTACAGTAGCAGACGATCCAGAAAAGGATGACACGCCGATCACTGTCGCGCAACTGAGCAAGATTTTCGGCGAGGCACTGGAGCAATACTCATGACTGCGCTAGTCGTACACAGCGGAGGCCTCGATTCGACTGTTGCTCTTTGTTGGGCAGCAAAAGAGTACGGCAACGTAGAAGCGATTTCCTTTCTATATGGGCAGAGGCATAATGTGGAGATAAATAATGCTAAGGACATCTGTGACTACCTTGGCGTTACGCATATCGTCCAGCACATCGAACTCGCTAAAGCAGGCGTGCTCATGGTGCCAGATGAGATGCCGCACATGACTTATGAGGAACTGGCAGAAGCACAAGGACCCTCTCCAACTTACGTACCTTACCGCAACGGCACATTCCTCTCCCTCTCTGCTTCCTTCGCACTGGTACGTGGATGTGATATTATTGTTGCTGGAATGCATGCAGAGGATGCTCGTAACTGGGCGTATCCAGATTGTACGCCTGAGTTCATCGGAGCAATGCAGAACGCTATTTACGTCGGTACGTACCAGCAAGTGCGTCTTGTGTGTCCATGGACATATATGACCAAGGCGCAAATCATCCAGAAAGGTATCGATCTTGGAGCACCTCTGCACATGACGATGTCTTGCTATGAAGGTCGTGACCCCGCCTGTGGCAAGTGTCCGACCTGCGTTGCTCGGCTCGAGGCCTTCAAGTCAATCGGCGTGTCAGATCCTTTGGAGTACGAATTTGACAGTTACCGGACAGGCATCAGTCCCGCAGCAGTAGTAGCATCACTCGAGCTCATGCACGGGATGGAGGTAGAGGAGGAAGAGAGTGAGTAGAAAGGGAGCACCTTCGCAAAGGTTGGAAGAAATGCTAAGGCAGGCACAAGTGGTACAGCAACAGATGCCGCGCACGGTTCACAAAGAGACAATCATCTTTCAGGGATGTCAACTCGGATGGTACCTTGTTGCAGATGACACAAATACGAAGGTGGACGGGTACCAGGTACAGATCGAGGATCCACAAGAAAACAAAACCTACATCTTCCAATTCGGACAAGAAGTGATGACCGGCCTTAACCAGTGGGTCAATACCATGCCAAATGTTGGCGAACCACTTCCTGCACCAGCAGATGGCAACTGACGAGGTCAACAACCCGCCACACTACACCTCTGGAAACATAGAGGTTATCGACTTCATCGAGGACCAGCATCTTGGATATCATCTTGGCAATGTGGTAAAGTACATCTGTAGAGCGGGGAAGAAAGAGGGATCTGATTTTCTTACGGATCTCAAAAAGGCGCGCTGGTATCTTGATAGACGGATAGCAGAGATAGAGAGACATGCTGGGAGGCCCAGTTGAAAGCAGCATTGATCCCACCCATTTCTGCTTTACGGCAATTCGCGCGTGGCGACTTCCATCTGATCCTTTCTCACCTACTCAAAGACAGAAGGTATGAGGCACACTACGCACGTCTACGGAGAAAAGGTGCATATCTAGTTCTTGACAATTCTGCGCACGAACACGGCGCCGGCGATGCTCCCCTCATCCTTGCCGATCAAGCAGCAGAGTTAAATGCACAAGAGGTAGTAGTTCCAGATGTTCTCTTTGATGCTGGAGAAACAGTGAAGAGAGCAATTGAGGCACACGAAGCATGGTTTGAAGGCACAAATATAGCGATGCGTGATCCTGACCTACGGTTGATGTACGTGCCGCAAGGACGCACAAGAGCAGAGTGGGCAGTGTGCTTCCAGGAACTCGTGCGGATGCATCTCTACACTGCTAAAATCCATCGCATCAACCAAACCTTTGTGATCGGCGTCTCCAAGGATTACGAAGAATGGAGCGGAGGCCTCAACACGCTACTTGGAACATATGTCTTGCCAATGAAGGACAACCTCCATGCACAAGGCATCCACATGAGTGTTCATCTTCTGGGATGGGGTCGTGACCTGTGGGAACTCGGCAGGTTGTCACGTGCGTATCCGTGGATCCGATCCATCGACAGTGCTAAACCTTTCGTCTATGCTATCCAAGGAATACAACTGAATCCTGGTGAAGCAATCTATCCCTATCCAGGACGCCCAGAGAATTACTTCGATGCTAAAATGGGTGTGAAACACTACGAGCGAGCGAGACACAACGTGGAGGTATTCAGAAAGTTGGCGAAAGGATGACAAAGGTTCTAGTCATTCACGATACAGATCTTAGTGGTGCGCCTGTTGCTAAGAGCATCCTTGATTCGGTCGTGACCGGATGCGGTGCAACACCTGTCCATATGTCTGTGTTCCCAGCAATGGATGAAAAGTTGCTTGCCAAAGTTAAACCAGAGGAGTGGAAGGAGTTTGAATTCCCATTGGATGGGTACGACAAGATCCTTTGTTCTGGTGGGTTGGCAGCATCAGCATTGTTCCAGGCACCACGAGGTTTGAAAGTTGGCAAGATACGCGCAAAGATGGTGCTGTCGCCGGAAGGCACACCCACTGTGGTCACGTGGTCGCCCAAAACCGTTCTGAAGGATAAAGAGTTTTTCAGGGACGTCGAGTTCGACATCCGCAAACTTATCACCCAAGACGCACCAACGCCTCTTCCGGATGTCGAAGTCGAAGTTGTTGAGTCAGTTAGAGAATTGAAAACCCAACTGAAGTATCTTCATGGCGCATCGTTCCTCGCGTGCGACATTGAGACAACTGGATTCAATCCTGTAACCGCTGACCTTCTCTCCCTCGGGTTCGGAGGAATCCAAGGCAACGGCAAAGGTTATGTACTCGTGGTTCCGCAGAAATATTGCACTCATTCCTCCGTTGGTGAATTCCTACAACGATATAGCGGAACAATGATCTTCCACAATCTGAAGTTCGATACAAAGCATCTGTGGAGAGCGTTCGGGCGTTTCAACTACAAAGCGCTGGCAGACACTATGTTGACAGCGTACTGTATCGATGAGCGCCCGTTTAACCGCTATAGGCACCTAGGTTTGAAACTGCTATCCAGAATGTATTTCGATGCACCTGACTACGAGATCAGCATGAAGGAATGGTTGGCGCAGTGGGCAGAGGCAGGGTTGGCAGAGAGGAACCTTCTGTATGAAAACCTTCTGGAGTACATGGCCTATGACTGCTACTACACAGCAGCATTATATCCGATTCTCAGGGAAGAAGCAGGCGAAGAGTCAGAGCACCTGCTGACTTACCATGACCAACATCTCGTGCCGGCATCGTTAATGATGGCACAGATGGAGTTAACAGGATGCGCTGTTAACATTCCATACCTGAAGAAGATGAAGAAGACAATTGAAGCGCAACTAGAGGAGGACATGGGTGCCATCCGAGAACTCGTTGCCGAGCATACAGGAAGGGAGGAATTCAATCCGAATAGTCCTAAGCAGGTGGCCGCTCTTCTTTATAACGCTGGAGATGAGCAAGGACTTGGCCTCGCTCAACCCAAAGACGCTGGAAGATATGCTTATAAGCGAGCTGAAGGAACAGTTACTACCAACGCTGACACACTTAAGGTCCTCGCACGACAATGCGCTAAGGAGATGCCAGCAGCATCAAGACTCATTAACCTCATCCTTGACTACAGAGTCAAGTCAAAGATTCTCGGAACTTACGTCGATGGACTCCTAGAGAGGGTTGACGATGACGGACGAATCCGAGGCGATTTTAATCTACATGGGACCGCAACAGGTAGGTTATCTTGCTCCAATCCAAACCTTCAAAATATTCCAGACGCGAGTCACGTTGGATTCGATATTCGCAGAGCGTATGTGCCTACGAAAGATTGGGTTATGCTTGAGGCTGACTACTCGCAATTGGAACTACGAGTCGCTGCTCTCTTTTCGCAAGACCCAGTTCTTCTCGAGGCATATCGTAATGGTGCAGATATCCACCAAGAAGTCGCGCTATTACTCTGGAATAAACCGAAGGATGAAGTCACCAAATACGAAAGATATCTAGCGAAGTGCATGAACTTCGGAGTAATCTATGGACGTGGTGCACGTTCGATTGCCACTGGGCCTGAGATGGACAACCTGACTGAAATGTCAGGCCGGTCATGGTCAGAGAAAGAGATCGATGCTTACTTCGCTAAGTTCAAAGTCGGATACAAGGTGCTGTTCGACTGGATGGAGATTATGAAGAGCGCCGGCATTGAGGAACAGTACGTGGAAGCACCTTTGGGGTCACGACGACGCTTCCCGATCATCCTTAGTAACGGCGACCGTGCCGGTGTAGGACGCCAGATTGTCAACTCACCTATTCAAGGGTTTGCTGCACAGTTGACAGTAGGCGCCATGATCGAGATGGACAAACAATTTGATCCAGAAAAGCAGCGTCTCCTCTTCAACGTCCATGACGCTATCAATGCTGAGTGTCGCAAGGACAAGAAACTGATTAAGGAGACAGGGGAATTGATGAAGGAGATAATGGAATCCTCTCTCCCTCCTGCTCTCTGTACTTTCCCGACCCTTCCACACGCTCCTTTCAATCACGGGCAACCGCTCGTCTACAATCTGCCTTTCGTCGCAGATGTAACGTACGGGAAGTCGTGGGGCGAGTGCAAGAAGAGTCCTCTGAAAATCAGGATAAGAGAGGACCGCACATATATAACTAAAAGACCTGGCAATGTAGAGGGTGGTGCTGGGCGCTTCCTACCTTATCGTAAATAACGCGAAATGACAAGGCACATGCCTCAGTTGTCCGACGCATTCCTGCCTGAGCAGGCGCGTCTGTCAGCGATTTATGCGAGCAATAGGATTGCCTCAGGCGACTCAAATCGCCGCCTTAGACGCGCATACGTGAAGGAAACGTGTGCCGTAACAGGCGTGGGACCCAGGTAAAGGAGAGTAGAAATCCCGGGTCCCACGCTGCCTCCCGCCGGCTGATGCGGGAATCTATGGTTTCTTGGATGAACCTACGGCACGTGCCTTGTCGATGTGGCCGCTTGGTTTCCAGTAAAGGTGATACGATGCTAGGCCGGCGAAGAAGATGACAAGGAACGTATGGAAGTAACCTTTGCTGTTCCAGTCGCTTCCGTTACGCACCCATTCTGAGATTGCTGCTGCGATGAGGCACGCTGCACCGAACGTCAGAGCGTTCAACCATGATGGCCATTTTGCTGACTGGATAAGCGCGACCAGCCATGGCAGGACGAGGCCTACGAGCGCTGACCATAGAGACAAATCTGTCGGTTGGTTCAGGATGTCCATTCTCACCTCCCTCCATTCCCGTTACGACTGCGCAGGATGGCGTACCCACCTGTGAATGCTGCTACGAGACCCAGGAGAGTGTGCTCTGTTTCCTTTTGCCCACTGACATTGAAAATGGTCAGGATGGTGAAGCAGATCAGAGCGACGATGATAATAACGCCAAGCATGAGGGATGCTGTATTCCAAGGTTTCATTGGCTGAAAGAGTATGGAGAGAGGGGAAAAGTAAATGTCCAGTTGCCGGTTTCATCACACTTCACGTCATACCCCTCGATGAAGTGATTATTGGACAACTGTGGAGAAGAAACACCGTACCCTGCCACAGGACTTCTCTCTACTGTGATGCAAGATGAGAAATCCAGATCAAACAGCACATCGAAAGAAGAGTCGCCAAATCCTGGCGCACAGACCATGCTGTCATACCTTGCCACCTGGTCTTTGTAGCGTGCGAGCATCTTGTTAGCAAAAGTGGTCACGGCAGCAGCGGCAGAGACAAGTACGGTGACTGACTGGTTGCGGATTCGATGCTTGTTCTGACTGGTCGTGTCGTTGACAGTTACCTCTGTTGCCTCAGCGGAACCTGTTTGATTCATCGTGACTGTCCACTGGTTCCAGATTTTGCTGTTGTCGTAGATAGGTTTGATGCTCTGATAAGCATATTCGCCGGCGCCAGGAGTATCTGAAAATGTAGCAGAAGGTGATGCTCCAACGCGATGTGTGCGTCCATGGAAGTGAACACAGTTACGTCCATCCATATAGAACAATCCGAGTTCAGTAGCGCATACATCCTGGATATGAGAGAGTGCAGAAACCTTATCTTTCTTTTCAAACGTCAACTGCTGGATAGTTGCTGTTCCAGCATCAATGAAACGATCTGCGTCTGGCCATACAGGAGTGATTTGAGTGAGGCAGCGAACAATGCGCGCACCAGATGCTTCTGCTGGGAACCCACCATTAAGTGGAGTCGCAGACATCGCACCGACAAATCCAGACGCATCGCTGCCAGGTGCTGGTTTGACGTAAACAAGTCGAGAGGCAACAGCATGAGAGTTAATAGCGTTCATAATGTTCTGTGCTTGTCCAGTCGACGCTTGCAACTGCACATGGATAGCACCTGTTGTTTCATCTACTCCAACATCATCCGATGTAATTGGTGGGTTTGTGCCACCGGAGATGTATGCGATAGTAATAGTGTTGCCACCGACATAGTTGCCTTGCAATTCTCCAAACCCACCAAACAGATGCCCAACCTGCATTCCGGGTGAAGAACCTTGTCCCCCTCCCTGTGCACTGCGAGCAATGTAGGTGAGATCACCGTTTGTTACACCTAAACTGGTTGTCAGTGTGTATTGGGAAGGAGATAGCGTTTCCATGGAGAGAGGATCGAATCCATTTTTGCAAACCAGAGTTGCTGTCTGATTATTGAAATCAGATCTGTCCTCATCGATGGATTGAAGATACCCATGGAACTCAGCGTGCCATCGTCCTTTCCAGAGCACACGGAGGCGCACGAATCTATCAGCGTCAAGATGTCCGTAGTAAGGACCAGCGGTGTAGTTAGGATCTAAAGCGCGGTCGTTATTTCGGCAAACGAAAGAAGCATCCCCTGTTTCAACGCGATCCAACTCGAATGATCTCTGGTGTTTGTAGTTAAGGCTGATAACGCGGTTAGAAATGTCAACCCATTGTCGTGTAGTGCTTGTCTGATCGTTCATATCAAACTCTAGAAGAATAATTGGTTTCTGTGTAGGTTGCCCAGGTGCGTAACCTTGTCCAGGCGCTGATCCGATTTCAATAGCAATAGCAGCATAGTGAGATCCAGTTGACCACCCGAAAGTCATGTTCTCGTATCCGTAGGCCCACACAGTTTCAAGTTGCCCAGGAGAAGTTGCTTTGCCGTTTGATCGGTCGCACAGTTCAGAGAAACCAGAGCAGGGAATCATACCTTCTTGTGCACCATGTCCATGAGAAGCAAAGAGGATATTATCAGGATCTGAAAACGGTGATCCAAATTGTAGAAACTGCCATGCACCAGAAGCAGCTTGACCAGTCGCTGTTTGCACGACAGCGGAAGACCCGCTGCTGCCTCCAGTATCTACGCCTGTGAATTGATCCACCGACCACGAGCATGCCTGACAAGAAGTGGCATGCGTAATCGTAATCGCTCCTGCAGATGGTGCTACGTCTAAAGCACGGTACCAAGAAATTCTCTGGTATTTCCCAGCAGTTGAGTCAAGGATGAGAGAGTTAATCTGTACCCATGTCAACCCGTTGCCTGTAATTGTAGGCGCAGCAGGAGTCGCACTCGTGCCACATGAGTAAACAGAAAGGATTAGAAGAGCGCTACCTGCAGGTGTGACCGATGCTGTGTTATAGGTCGTGCCTGAGGTAACTGATGCCCCGTTGGTCAGGTTGGAGGGAGTGATTACTCCTGCCATTACCCAAACCCATTGCTCTTAGCAATGTCAATGAACACCCGTCTCACAAGTGGAGTCAACTCTCGTGCTGCGTTGTCCAGGTTGTTGCCGATGATTGCTGGTGTCTGCAAGGTTACGTCGAAATACGTGACCCCACCTGTGTTGGTGGTCGGAGGAAGTGGCATGGTCGCTGGAGGTCCCATGGCAAGATTGTTGACCGTGCTCACGATTGGTTTAATATCCAATCCCTCGAGCAGCGTAGGTGCGAAAGTTTTCCACCACTTGTCGAGATCAGACAAAGGACCTACCTCTGCCGGCGATGACAGTTTTAGATACTTCTTGATTGCCTCTGCAAGATCCTTTGCTGCTGCCTCCACATCTCCAATTGCATCGCGCAAACCCTGTGCAATTGCCTCGCCAATTGCTTTTCCAGAAAGGCGGAACCCAGGGATATATTTCTTGAAAAGAGCGAGGATTTTCTTATGGTACGTCTCGTAGGTGATCCTATGCTCTTCTAGCGCCTTGTTGAGCTGATTTAGTTGCTGCTCGAACTGTGCTCGTCGCGTCTCCTGCATCTGGTCATACTTCGTCTTCTCTTGTTGTGCGATCAGAGTCAGGATCTTCTCGCGCGCTTGTAGCAAGTCATCGAGGCGCTGCTTATCTGTATCGTATGCTGTCTTCGCAGCATCCAGAGCATCTTGCGCTGCTTTCTTCTGCTCATCTGTAGCATTGGGGTCATTCTGGACAGCATCGAACGCTGCCTGTGCTGCGGCGAGTGCACTTGTCGCGTTCGTCAGATCTGTCTGTGCAGCAGCGACCGCCGACTGGATCATGCCAACCAAATTCTGAGTCAGAGCATCCGCTGCTTTCAGGTTTCCATTATTAATCTGATCCACGATCATCTGGTACAGGTTCATAATCGGGTCGCCAAGCACACCCTGCAATTGATCGATGGTGTCCTTCAGATTAATCTTGTCAAGAAGTTTCTGCGCCATTGGTTGCCACTTTGCGACCTGAGCATCGAAAGCGGCAAGGGCGGCAGATGCTAGAGCACTGAAGGCACTCTCCAACTCTGACTTCTTATTGGCAACTTCTTCTTTAGCGGATTGAATCGCTGCGTCAGTTGCATCTTTCATCGCCTTAATCATCTGCTGGCGCAAGGACGGTTCCTTGCCGATGATGCCATTGATGATCTCTTGTACCTGACCAGTGCCTATGATCTTTGCTGCTGCTTTCGCCTGTGGTTCGATTGACTTCCAGAGAAGCAGCGCCTTGACCATTGGTTGCTTCAGTTTAGGTTCGTTTTCCTTGTAGTAGCGAACAAACCCGTTAATGAATCCAGCAGCAGTGTCCTCACCAATCTTTGTCGTGACCTTAGAGTCAGATCCCGTCTGCAGGGTCGCGTTCATAGCATTCTTTGCTGCAGAAGCAATTGCTGCTGCTGTTGCTGCTGCAGGTCCAATGTACGCAGCAAGGGCATTCACGAATCCTGACCCCGCGGCACTACCTGCTGCTCTGGCTCCTGACGCTGTTTGATTGAGGGGTCCAACAACAGCGGTTTTAGTTGCTTTCGCTTTAGCACCAGCTTCACCAGGCATCTTGCTAAGGCCTGCTTTCAGGTTCTTTGCTGTGTTGTCGCCTGCTTGCTTGCCCTTTGGCGCAATACCGAGCATATCCTGGACAAATTTGTTCCAGGGGATTTTCTTCAACTCACCTTGAATGCCAGCAGTGGAGAACCCCTGATTCTTCTTGATTGCCTCTGCCATGGCAATGCCATATCGCGCGATCGAGAGTTGCGTGCGCGCAGCAGCAGGATTGGTGTTATTGAGTTCTCTAGCAAGTCGGATGTGCGCAGCAGCGTTAGCATCAATCTTGCCAGTGAGTTTCTCTGTTGCTGCTTTGAACTGGTCACTCTTAAACGTACCATCCATTAGTTTGATAACGTTGTCCTGGATAGCACCAGTTGCTGCTTTAATCGCTCCGATGCCACCTCGCAGCGTTGTCTGGTTTTTGTTCTGTGCCTGAGTGAGTGTGTCAGTTGCCTGCTTAACTTGCTGTTGTGCCCTCTCTACTCCAACAACCGCCTGCCTATAGTTTGCATATGCTTGCCGGCCTTCCACCGTTTTAGTGATGTGTCTGGCAACCGCATCATGCCAAACGTTAGTCGCCTGAGTCAATTGTACCTGTGCGCTAAGCAACTGCACCTGCGACTCTTTCAAACCAAGATGCGCATTGGTCAAATTATCCATTGCAGATTTGAGGCCATCAATGGAAGTGGTCAATGCTTTAACCGCTGCATCTGCAGTATACAACCTTACGGTTTCATTATCCAAACTGCCAAGCGCGCCCTTTAGTAGCATAAAGGCACCAGCAGCAGCAGTGATGCTCAGTGTAATACCAGCGATAAGCAAACTTCCAGTAGAGAAGCTAGAACCGAAAACAGTCATGGCGGCCTTGGTTGCAATCATTGCTGCCCTAAGAGCAGTCAACGCTCTAACAGCAATGTAGATTCCTGTGGCCATCATAATGAAAGAATTGCCAAAGGGATTAGTCAAGAAGAATGTGAAAACTGGTCTGATGACGTTGAATGTAGTAACGATTACATTCTTCAGAGTGGCAAATGCTGACTGAATCTGTCCAACGTCCAAACCCTGGACGAATTTGGCGCCCCAGTTAACGATGTCTGTAGCGACAGGGAGAAGAGAGGTGCCAAGTTCGATTGCAAGCGTGGAGATAGCATTCTTAAACTTCTCCAAAGATCCGTTGAATCCTTGCATACGCGCGTCAGCAATTTTTTGTGCAACGCCAGATTCATCAATCTTCTTTCTATACTGGTCCCAGGTTTGAATTCCGCCCTTCATCAACAGAATCATGCCCTGGTTAGCACGCTGCCCAAAGATAGTATTCAGCGCCTGATTCCTTGTCTTCTCTGATGCGTTATTCAGAGCACCAGCAAACTGGGCAATGATATCTGGGAAGGGTTTCATCTTACCTTGGGCATCGTAAATCTTGATACCCAAATCATTCATGACTGCTGCTGCCTTCTTAGTCGGCGACTCGAGGCGCTGCAGCATGACTTTCAAACCTGTACCTGCCATCGCGCCGGACATGCCCTTATCCACCAACTCGGCAAGAGCAGTCGTCAGCGTACTAATATCGTATCCTGCAGAGGTGAACTGCGGAGCAGCATTCTGCCAACCATCTGTCAAATCCTGCACACTAGCAGTCGTGCGGTTGACTGTTGCCGCCATTAGGTCAGCGATCTTGTTCGCTTGTTCCCCTGGCAGGTTGAATGCTTTAAGCGCGCGTGCAGTTGCGAGAGCAGCGTCAGCAAAAGGAATGTTAGCGGCAGTCGCCATCATTAGGACGCCACGAGTTGCCTTCATTGTCTGGTTAACTGTCAAACCAGAGCGAGACAGGTCGTACATTACATCTGCAGCATCCTTCGCATTGACAGCAGGCAAGCGGAGATCGTTACCCAGATCAATCGCTTCCTTACGCATCGCTTTAAACTGATTAGTCGTTGGTTCAGCGACTGCTTTCAGCATGTTCATTGACTGCTGAAAGTCACCTGCTGCTTTCAGAGAAAGAATGCCGAACGCAGTAACTGCCAAACCTGCGCCAGCGAAAATTCGTCCAGCGACACTACCTGTGCGCACTAGAGACGAATTCATGACCGCCATGGATTTGTAGAACCCAGAGGTGTCAGCGGTCACACGAGCAACCAACTGTGCAACAGTCAGCGCCATCTACGACCTGCCTCGCTTCCTACTCATTTTGCTTGCGTGCGCTTCAGCATCCATTATCATCAAGGCCATGTCCCTCCAGGCCAGATACCTAGGATGTTCTAGCAACTCCCACGGCGCTACGCGAAGGTATCTTGCTGTTTGGATGAGGACGTACCACTCGGGAGGGGCACCAAGTCGCCCATCTGTTGCGAGCCACCTTCTGAGAGCACGCCCCTCGGAGGGTTTGGGCGAAGTTCATCCGTAATTTGCTCGATCACCTGAGTAAGGAAATCCATGGGAACCTTACCCAAATCTTTGCCTTTGGTGCCGAGAGGACGAACTTCTCCTGTTGGGTTGCCTTCCTCATCCAGAACTTCATCTTCCAGATCCCATGACACCAGCATAGGTTCTAGAAGGTTCCGAATCGAGGTTAGTTCTGTTTCTTGGGTTTCAAATCGCTCGAGGCTGTCAAGGTCAAGTGACCCAGGGCGGAACCTGACCTTGACAACCTCTATCTCTCCACCCTCTTCTCCAGGAGGAACGGAAATTGCGATCTCACGGACAATGCCTTTAAGCTGCGAAACCTTCATCTTACTCTCCTTTGGTGTTGCTAATTCTCCTCAGCCGAAAGTGGTGCTGGTTCAAATCCTTCCGGATTCACGTCAATGGAATCTTCTGGGCGCTCGGGACCTAGGTCTTGTGTTGGATCGTATCCTTCTGGGAATCCGCCATTCGCTCGAATTTCCTCTTCCTTAGTCATTTTGTCTGGATTGGTTGGAATAACCTCTGTGACTTCCTCGACTTCTACTGTTGCTGCCTCTCCTTTTGCCATCAGAGCACCGTCTCCTTGTTAGTCAGTACAGCGGTGATTGCTTTAGCCCATGCACCGTCGTAGACAATCTCGTAGGTCCACTCGATAGCATAGACACCATCCTGGTCAGAAAAGTCAGATACATCTGCAACCTTACATGCCATGTCCACATTGAGAGCATACTTCTGAGATACCGCTCCTGCCAGGACAGAAGAGAGGCAAGCGATACGGCAGAAAGAAGTTGTGTTAGCACGGAAGTTGACGAGATCATCCATTCCCTGGGCATCTGCTTCCTGCATGACCTTCAACTCAAACTTCGGTACTTGCTCCACAGTTGCGACGAATGAGTTTTGTGCAGAGTTGATAACCCAAAGAGGAGCGTACCTAGAACCCATGCTCAGTGTAAGTTCCAACACACGTGTCTGCTTCGTCGCTCCAAGAGCACCGAACGTCGGGTCAAGATAGAAGTCGACCTCCTTCGGAAGGATTTCCACCTCTGGCGGAGTCGTCGGTGTAGCAGTCATCGTAATCGAGTCAGTGATTGCTGTTCCCAGCATAGTACCAGTAACATCGAACGACTCTCGGTTGATCTTGAACTCGAGGTCAGTTACGATTCCGTTAGTGAACTTGTGCGCACGCACAACACCGCCCTGCTCAACAGTGAATGTCTTGGGTGAATCTTCTGACGATGCTGCCGGAGTGAACGTCCACTGGCGTGCTGATGTATCTTGCGTGACCGGGGCACCTGGGTTGGTGAATACAGATGAGAGGAACCATAGCAACTCGCTGTAAGACCCGATACCCTCGATCTTTGACTCTGTCCACTCCTTACCGATTGGTGCAGAAGAAGAAAACTTCTGACCAGCAGGGCGGAAGATATTGGATGTCGCCTTGATTCCGGTTGCGACTCCAATCGAGATGAATTTCTTGTTTGCAGCAACTGAGGTGCCCGGAGTCGTTTCCACACCCATCTGGACACCTTGGGTTACGCTAGCTCGTTCAGGCATGGATATGCCTCCTTACACCATTTGGACAGTTGTACGGTACACGCCACCAACCTGTCGGAAACTAGCACCCGTCCTATCTGTTTCCATGAGAGAAAACGGTTCCTGCCTCTGGCATGCTAGGACGAGTGCCGCTGGTGTTGACCCACTCTGATTCTCGAGAGCAGCGTCAATTGCGTTCACCAGAGGCACGAGATTAGCAAGACCCATGCCTCTGTTTATCACGACCACCAACCAGTCGATCTTTGTCAGGATTCTTGGAAAGGCACCAACCCCTCTCACGTCATGTGGGAACTGCGCAGAGTAGCGAACAGCAGGCAGCGGCACATCATCTGGAACCATCTCCATGTATGCCTGCAGGGTCGTGTTATCCTCGATCTGCTTTCTGATCCAGGCACCTGCTTCCATGAGTTCGCTAACGCCTGCCATCAGAATGCTCCAAAGCACCCCTCACCCATTTCATGGATGAACTCTGGCGCATGAGCAGCGAATGCTGGTCCTAGGTAAGGTTGTGCTGCCATCTTGTAGGTACCATACTCAACGTATCCGGCGTACTCTGCTGTGTAACCAACTTCTGCTTCCTTGCCACCAGCAATGGATGAAGAGTACCCAGACCCTTTCAACTCGCCGGTATCAACTGGCACTGTGCCCTGAGAAGTAGAGAGTACCTTGTCTGCAAACTTCTTAGGTTGCGCACGCG